CTCTGGCGATAAATCCTTTGTAGGATTCAGTTAATACTTCGCCTGCCGCATTTTGATATCTGACTTTTATTACATTATGTCTTCTAACTTCAAATTCTTTATTAGGAATAGACAAACAGCCCTCTAATGCTGTTGTTTTGCCCCAGCTTTTGCGGGTAATCTTAGCGTTAGCAAAAAACTTCCATTTATTATTGATAAAAACGCAAAAGACATGGTCTTTTAGCCCAACTTGAACCCCGGCAAACCCGGCCGATCCATCGCGTTGGTATACGGTTCTTGTCAGCAACTTGGAAAACGCCTTTGATATGTTTTCGCTGGCAACTGGTAGCGCTTTCTGATGCAGGATTTTTTTGTTAGTGACTATTCTCATTTTCAATTACCGACTTGAAATTTTCCCATAATTTCTTTTATCCGACCAACGCTATTATCAAAACACCATTTGTTCCATTCTATTGCGAGTTTATCAGACATCCGCTTGGTATCAAATTCGTGTATGGGTTGATCGTGGGTTGAAAAATTATCATTGCTAAGATCGTCTTCTACGACCATTACTACATAACCGAGATGCTCTTTCCTGTCAATTTTCCATTCCGCGATAGCACTGCCGTAAGTGGTGTACCTTCCATAATGGTAATCGGTGGCCTTGCATATCTGGACATTTCTGCCGTCTTCTTCACCAAGCCAATGGCCCCATACTGGTGTATAAATTGTATTTATCTCAGTCATTTTTAACTCCCCGTTTTATCAAAATCTTTTTTATCTAACTTCATTCTATAACAAGTATAACATATTGCACATATACAAGTCAAGGGAAAAATTGAATAATATTTAAAATTTTTTTTAAGGTTAAATTGTTTGCCGATAATGGACGATTATACCGCGTACAAGCAAAAATGGTTTGAATTTGTAGATTATAAACCCCATCCCGGCCAATTAAACATCCATAATACGCCAGAAAATGTCCGTTTTGTCGTCGCGTGTTGCGGTAGGCGCTGGGGCAAGTCCCTTGCGGCGGCGCGAGAGGCAGAAGCACTTGTTACGCAGGCTAACAAGAACGTCTGGATTGTTGCACCAACATACTCTACCTCCGAGCGGATATTCCGCATTGTATATGATGATTTAATCATCAAGCACAACCTCCCAACCCGCCGCAAATCTTTAAATGAGCAGTATATCGAATTTGAATGGGGGTCTGTAATCGAAGGAAAGTCGGCTGAACACGCGGAATCCTTGATTGGCGCCGGAAATCACCTTGTCGTTATTGATGAAGCATCGAAAATGAACCTTAAAAAGATATTTGAGATGTATTTAAGGCCCACATTATCCGATACTAAGGGCAAATGCCTTATGATTTCAACTCCTGAAGGCTTTGACGGCTTTTATGAATACTTCATTTATGCCCAGAAGGCTCCAATGTGGCACGCGTTTAATTCACCATCTTGGGAAAACACTTACAGCTTCCCAAAAGGCGAAAAGGACGAAGACCTTGTTGAAGCTAAGTCATCAATGACCCGGGAGATTTACGATCAAGAGTTCAAAGCAGAATTTACGGCGCTCAGTGGCCGTGTATATGCTGACTTTTCGAGGAAAACCCACATTGGCAACCATCCATATAATCCGATGTTGCCAGTATATTTAACTTTGGATTTTGGTTATAGAATGCCAGCCGCTTTATTTTTCCAGACCGCCAAGATTGGCAAGAAGGGAAAAGACCATATTTTTATCATTGACGAAATATTACATGAAAAGAATCTCAAAATTTCCGAACTTTGCGAAGCGGTACAAAAGAAAAATTACCGCATTGCTCGCGTTTACGGCGATCCGGCAGGCTACCAAATGCAGTCGTCTGTTGGCATGGGTGAAGCGGATATTTTTCGGCAAATTACAGGTTTGCCCGTTATAAGCCGCCGAGACAGGTACAGTCGCTCGATCCAATCGGGCATAAGTCATGTCAGGCAATATATGATGTCCGCAGATGGCGATATAAGATTGCATATTGATAAATCATGTTCTGGGATCGTTGAAGATGTTGAATCTTACCGTTACCCGGAACACAAAGAAGGGTCTAATTTGAAAAATGAGCCTTTAAAAGACGGTTTTCACGACCACGGCGCGGATAGCCTCAGATATGGGATTTGCGGGAGATTCCCGATTCGTAAACAACAATATAAAGTGAGTAAACGATGATCGAACAAGCACAATATTTAATTGCAGAGTCATTAAAAGAGCAAAAAAAGTTATTCGCGAAAAACCGCAGGCAGGCGATTTACAAGTTACTCGATTATTACGCGGGCGATAATACAGCTCAATATATAGAAGATCGCTTTACCGCAGACGCGTTTAAGGAAATACCTGTTTCAGAATTTAACGTCACCCGGCGCATGATAGATCGCATGAGCCGCATCTATACCCTCGGGGCCACGCGCAACGTCAATAAATTATATGATGGTATGGTCGCAAGAAAGTCTTACAAAATGAAGCATATCGAGAAAATGACGCGGTTGGTTGGTACGGTTGCAACGCAAATAGCGTTTAATAGCGATCCGAAGCCGGAGTTTAGATATAATCCTGTCTATTATTTCGATGCTTTCTTTGAAGACGACCCGTTTACGCCGTCGGCCATTACTTATCCGATGGTTCAAAACATCCATGATACAAGTGATGTAAATAAACTTTCTTATGCCTATTGGGACAAAGACCATTATATCGTTTATAACGAAGATGGCAATATTACTTTTGAACAAATGCACAATTACGGAATCTTACCTTTTGTTTTTACGCACCGGGAACATCATTTAAACGAG